TGTTTTTAGTGTCGGGCTTGGAGTGGGAAAATGTCGAAATTCGATTGGAAGAAAGAGCCCACCAAACAAGAGATGCGATATGGTTATATTGCACTTGGTATCGTGTTTATCGTTGCCGCTCTCTGGTTTATCGGGAATAGCATCGAAGAAAAAGCCGTCCCTGAAACCCACCATAACCTGATTAAACATTTGGCCAATGCGACTTCCGCAGGAAGTATTTGTAAAACCTTCTCCATGGACCCCGCATTTGGTGCCATAGCTATGGTCGTGCACGGCATCGAACCGAGGTGGCTTGTCGAAGGTGGTCGATATTTCAAAGAATACAGCCACAGGGAACAGGAAAACATAGAGGCTATTATCGAAAGCGGGATTGAAAACTATTGCGGTGCGAGTTGGTTGCTTTATGGCGAAACGGGTCTGAATGTTCCCGGGCTTCTCGTTAAGAACTGACATTCCCTAACCTCCGCTCATGGGCCCGAACACCATGTATAATACTAGTGTGGTCGCGGCCAAGCACTTGTCCGATACGGGGATATGACCAGCCGCGCTGCCTGAGCGCGAACATGATTTCTTGGCGAGCATTAGATATTTCGCGCTTTGTCGAACGGCCTAGTACATCGGTTAAATCTATCCCGTGCGTCGCGCTGATTGTTCGCGCCACCGTTCGCCAAATAAATGCAGGCCCATTGCAAGTGTTGCTTGAGCGCTCCCCTTGAAGGGCTTTCAAATATAAAATAAAAAGTCGTTCAGAGCGTTTCATTGGCTCAACTTTTCCAAATTAAGTTCGGCTTGCATCAATTCGCGCAAGGCCACTTGCAACGCGCCTTGGGCCCGTAGTTTCTCTCCGCGCGAAGCCCGCATTGACGTGGATAGACACCGATTATACCGCTCACGCGCCTCAGCTAACCGAGCCTTAACCCGGTTGATTTTAGCTTCGTCAAAGAGAGAGGCAGCCAACATCACGCAAGCTCTCCTTGGTCGAGTTTACCCGCCAGATGAATTGCATCGCGGTTCACGATCTCCAAATACATTTTGGCCTCACGACTGGACGACATGGTTTCAGCCGCAAAGCAACTTGCTCGCGCTGCTTTCATCCGGCGTTCTAACGCCGTATTGCAGATGCGTCGCGCGTGCGCGGTGCACATAATCTCACCGTTTGCAACATTTCGTCGGCAGGATTTGACAGGGCATTTAAGCATTTTCATCAATGTAATCCTTTCTGATAAGCCAACCACTCAGGCACCCAAAACCTAGTTTCACCGTCCCATTGGCAAACCTTTTTAGGAAGCCAAACCGCACCGGCTCTGGTGCCACCTGGAGAAACCAACCACGATTTGTAACCGGGTTTATCGAGCAGGCAGGTCATGGTGAGCTCCACCAAATCACCCGTGCCACAGGTTTCAGATTGTGCAGTGGCCATCACGCCGCCTCCTTCAACTGTCTTTGCGGGTTCACCGCATATCGTCCACACCAGTCAGACCCGTCGACAAGCGGCCAAACGGAGGTTGTGCCTTCATAGTCAGGACCAAACCGACAGCGCGGCGCATCAAACCGGCAATCGCCGAAGTCTTGTTCCATCCCCGGCTCAACTTGCTCTTTATAAAAACGGCATGTTCTGCAGTTGCTACCGACCATCATGCGGCCTCCTGTTTCGCGATTGCCGGTGTGTCCGACAGCTTCTCGTCCACGGGCTCAATCACGAAGTCCTCGACCCCTTCGACAATCGTCACCCCGGCCACCGCAGAAGCGGTGCTCGGGTCTTTCAGCATCGCTTCTTTGTCAATTTCGATTTTCTCGCGAAGGAACTGAACTAAGCCCAACCCACGAAGACGCTCAATAACATCCGCAATTCGACGCAACCGCACGGCTGGCGGGCGCTGCCGCCATTTGACCTCGCCACTACCAAAATCAAATGACTTCTTTTTTCCACCCTTGGTTAGGGAAACGCGGTTGGCTTCACAGTAGGCATGAACTGCACCCTCTTCGACAAGTAACCGCTCACGAATGGGTTCCGCTTCTAGTTCAGCAGCGGCTTTCAAAACCGCTATTTGTTTGGACAACTCGCCCTCGATGGCGAAAATATCTCGGCGAAAGTTACCGATAATTCCAATGCGCCTGGCGGCATCATCCTTTGATTGCGCTGCCTCAAATGCGGGCGCTTTTGCTTTGGGTTTTTTAGCCATGCTCTGGCTCCTTTTCTGTTTTGGATGCGGTTGCAATTTTGTGGGCGGGCGCTAAATCAACACCCATGCCCATCAACTCACCGATCAGGCAGGTCAAAACTTGATCGACACTCACCTGCTCCGGGTTCATCTGCGCTAGGCAATTTTTCAACCACAGGCGCAGTGGGCCGGGATCAACCCAACCGCTATTTATTTGCGTTTGTTCTCTGGCTGCAAGCAGCTCCTCAGATGTGATACGATCAATCATGCCGCATCACCGCCAGTTGAAGGCAGAACGTAGGTACTGGTAGTTCGCGCTGGTTTCTTAAATGCCAGCACATTACCGCCGTCATAAACCACGGTCTCATCAGCGTACTTGATTAAGCTTTTTAGATGTTCATCCAGCAGTTCTAACCCGTCGTAAAACACGTTAACTCGTAACTCTCCGCGTTCTAAACAAAGCTGCAGAGCGGAAACGACATGCGTCACCGCTAATAATTTGGTGATCGTCTCGCTCTCATGTGCGCAACCATCTGAATAATCGGCAGATAGATTGTAGATCGTATCAAAAACCATTTTTAGCTTTTCGGAAGTGAGCCGTTCAGCATTAAAATCACGCCTCTGCGCGGTGATGATATCCTGAATTTCTTGCAGTTGATTTGGAATTGTCATGATTATCCCCTATGCCGCGCTTTGGCCGCGCTGGGCCCATGCGTCTTTGATGTGAGTAAATTTAACCTGCTCATCTGCGCCGCATGCTGTTATGCGGGCCAGCTTCACGGTTTTGGCTACATTGCGTAATCCACCCGGTTTTGCCGCGAGCTTTTGCAAAAAACTTAAACTGGCTTGGTCTGTGATACCCCATGCTGTGGCCAAAATTTCCACATCTTCCGGTAGGGTTTTATGTTGGCTGTGCCGAATACCAATGCGGCTGGCAATTTGAGCAAAACAGGCTTTGCTACCGATGCCATCAAGCCGGGTGTATATCTCTTCGTTACCAACAAGAGCTAAGCCAACCCCGGTCTTGTCGTGAATAGAGCGCAATTGCTCAATGGATTGTTCGGTGAGAAAATGGGATTCATCAATAATGATGAGTGCGCCACCCGCAGTACCAAGTTTTTCAATTACCCGCTGAGATAAAGCGGCCGGTGTACCTCTTGGTTCCTTCTCGCCCATGTCGCGGAGCAGCTCGATCAGCATGGTTTGCACGCCTCGGCTGGCTGGCGACACGGTGGAGACATAGACCCGTGGTCGGGTGGCGCTGTACTGGATGATAGATGATGTTTTGCCAATGCCGGGTACACCGCCAATGACTGCGAAGTCACCGAGGGCCTGTGCGAATTTCAAGCGGTTTATTATAGTCTTGGCACTCGCCGTGAGTTGAAATTTCGGATCATCTTGCACACTGGAAACCAGCTCTGCTTTCTCATTGCGGCTGTCGAACCACAACTTTACTCGCCCAGCCACATTGTCATTGTCGCCTTCGTATTTTCCACTCGTCCAAGTCGACATGGTAGCAACAGGGATGCCGCTTTCGTTCTTGATATCATTCCAAGACAACCCTTCCTCGTCGCGGATCAACAGAACTTCCGTTCGCATTTGCTCCATTTCCTCATCGGAAAAACTGGCTTTGCCTAAATCAGCATTCATGGTATGGCTCCTTTGCCTGTGCTCCGTTCATTCGGAGAGTTGGTTGTTTTTGAAGGGCGCGGTTGGTTGGTAGCCGGTGCGTCCTTCGCTCATTTGACGATGTGTAATCGTCGCTCCGAAGCCCCTTCGAAAGCCGTTAAACCAGCCTCCAACGATGCTTCAAATTCTTGTTGTTGTTGTTCACGTTGCGCCACGGTGATTGCGCCACCGCCCGCCACCAACCGCGCCACTTTTGGCCTGGGCAGTTCCGGCAGTTCATCAATTTCTGGCAGCATGGCCGCAATCTCGGCCGGTCGTAATGTCTTCTCAAATGCGGCAAGTTCTTTTTGGGCTTTGAGCCATTTTTTACGGCGATTTTCATGATCACGAGCCGCGGCTACATCATCAAACCTACCAGCATGCATGACACCGGCTATGCCGACATAGCTTCCATCCAAACGATAGACATGCACCGGGTCCATCAGCCGGTCCGGGTCAAATCGCACCACTACATGAGTACCGCGCAGGGCCGCAATTTCTTCAGACCAATACCGGTTGCCGAACAACTCCACCGCGCCGGTTTTGCGATCCGAAAAACGCTTCTCGGCGGCGAGCAAAAATGATCGCAACTGCGCCTCGGACGCGCGGCGAACCGGTGCATCGGCGTAAGATTTCTCAAAAACCTGATCGAACGAATGTTGAGCTTGGCAAACTCGCGTTCTTCGTCCAACTTTGGCGTTGTGTTGGTGAATGCCTGCTTCAACAATGGCCTTAAATTCTCCAAAAGGGATTGCCCGTGAACCGTAGTTTTCCGGTTTGGTACTGGTCGAGTTACCAGTGTACGCGCCCTCAAAAGCCGGGTGTTTTGAAATACGGTCGCAAAAATCACGGAACGCTCGTTCAATAGGTTTCGATTGACCTCTGTAAGGACGCGTCCAGTGGATTTGAATGCCCAGTGCGGTCAGCACGCCAACCGGGTCTTCAGGCTTTACCTTGAACCTGAACCGGTTAGGCGTGCCGCCAGTAATCCACTTGCTGGCAAAGCCCCGGCCATTATCGAGCCAGACCCGGTCTGGAATGCCATAGTCCCGAAACACGTCGCCAAAAGCCAACCGAACCGTATCGGCACCTTCAGACTTAGCAAATCGCCATCCAACAAATTTGTTCGAATACAGGTCTTGGATTGCCATCAATAGCGGCCGGTACGGCTTACCGCCCGGCTCATCGACCACAAACACATCCCAGCGATGGCCGTCCGCGTTCAGCGCTTCCATAGCGTGGAAGTGTGACCGGTCGCGGTCCATCGGCGGAAACATTCGTTCCAGTTTTTCAACGCCATCACGGCACATTACCTGCACCGCTTCCGGGATTTGTGCCTGCAATCGCCGCAACAGTGTCCGGCTGGCCGGTAAGCGCCAGCCTTTGTCATTGGCGATCAATTGCAAGCGGTCAAAACAAGCCTCAAAAGATGGTTTCGATAACCGAAGCCAATCAGATTTGATAATTTCCAAGGCTTCATCCGGACAATCGGCCAGTTTCACCCGCCCCACCGTTTTCGGAGCCAATGCCGGCAGCCGTGCATCCGCGCGAAGTCCGCGTATCAGTGTTTGCCAATTATAAATCGTCGCGCTGGACACCCCGGCCTCGACTGCACTGTATGACACGGCAGCGGTCCTAGTTTGTCCAGCGCGCACCAACGCCTCGACCCGTTTCAACGTGGCTAAACGCGCCTTGGCAATTCTCTTTTTTGAATTGGGAAGCGCTTCAAAACCGTCCCAGCACAGCTGTGCGCTACCATGTGGTGAGCCATTTACGGCTTGAACCGTGCGAGCTTCAAAAGCTGGCTTTGCAACCGCGATTAACCCCCGCGTAGCCAGTGCCGCTACTGCCTGTGGTGGCAGTACCGAGTAATGATATTCAAGACCGCCACCCCGGCGCTTGCGGCGCCGGAATAACGGCTTGCCATTGGTGTCAATCTGGGTTGTCCAGCCAGCTTGTTTGGCTTTCTGGTTCACCTTGCGTTTCGTAGCAGGAAGCCCCGGCAAAGCCAGCACCGCAATCTCAATAGCAGTCAACCAGCTCATGCCTTGGCCCTCGCTTGCAGTTGCACCAAAGGTCGGGCCTGCAGCTCTTTCAAACGAGCATCAAGGGCTTTCTTTTGCTGCTGTACTGCACCGATTTGCGCAAGAAGCGCCTCTTCACCTTGCAACAATGTCAAACCATCACCAGCAACTGCGGCCTCCCACAACCAAACCGAAGCCGTCACCCGTGCTAAAGCTTTAAACCTTACCAAGCTAATCCGGTGCTCTTCACGGGCCGGACTAGAATACGCGTTCAGCATGTGTACAGACACATCTTCGCCCAGCATCTCACTCATATTGGCGGCGATTTGCGCCCGGCTTAACGGGGATTCTTTCAAGGCGCGGGCGATGGCCTGGGCGATTCGCACATTAAAATCCATGGCGGGCACTGGCTCTCTTGGAGCCTGAACCGGAAATAGGTCATCGGCGAACAAATCTAAGGTTTTACTACAAGGCTTACGAGCTGGCATTGGTCACCTCCCAGCCCTTGGGAAGTTTGTCTTTGGCAATGAACCTTAGAAAATCGGACCGGGTAGCCGCATCGCATTTTTCCCAAAGCGCAATTAACCGGTCCCCGTTCACTTCGCGGTCTGTACGTCCTTGACGGACACCAATTAAAATACTCTCCGCCTCTTTAACCGTTCGCGCGGGTTTTTCTTCACGGGTTAGCAGGGCAGCGACCTTGACTTGTATGTCCCGGTCAAGCAGGGCCAACTCCATCAGAGCCGACTGCTTGTTAGCGTGATCCGTGCCGGTGATTTTGTCTTTGGCCAAAGGTGTTAGGTTTTCATCCAGCCAGACGGCCCGGCGAATTGAGCGTTCGTTAAGACCTGTTTTTTCGGCAGCATCCTTTGAGAAGGACATTTTGTCCGTCTCATTGGTTTGACCGTTTTTTCCACCTTGCGCGCCGTTCTTAGTTTCTGGATACAGCGCTTCATACACATTTTTACGCGCCGCTAAAAACGCGGCCCGGTCCATAGGATTTAGCTCACGCCGAATCAGATTGGCATCAATTTGCCGCAGCCGGACGGTAGCCTTAAATCTCAGGCGCTCTTTGTTGCTGTACTTGTGCTGGCTCAGGATATCATCAAGTTTCCGATAGCCATCCAGATCGCGGATATGGGCGCGAATATGCTCCCACCCTAGCAACTCCGCCGCCCGCAACCGGTGCTTGCCATCAATTAAAACCAACTGCCCATCGGAGCGCTTCATCAGATCAATGGGTTGCAATTGGTCAACTTCCAAAAAACTGTCCGCCACGATCCGCGCCCAAGCGTCATCCACTTGCCGAATGCGGCGGCCAGCATCAATCTGATCCAGTGGCACCTTATGCACACGCTCGCCCGGTAATACCTCTGTGATTGTATTTTGGTGGGTTATGTCTTCGAGACTCTTCACCATCACTCCGGACCTCCAAAGCCGTGGTTGCGCACCACTTCTTCCAAATGCTTACGCTGGCGCTCAGCGCCGCCATTATCCATCCGCGATCCAAACACCCATGCCGACAATGTCAGGATTGCGTCTTCCCGGTGCGCCTCTGGAACACCACCAGAAAGCAACTCAAACGCCAGTACGTTCGCGCCAAACGAAGATATCGGCGTCGACACCAGCCGTGCATCAATGGGCCGATCACCGGCAATCGCCACCGCATAGTTTGGCTCTGGCGCTGTTCGATAAACCACCACCTCCAGCGTCCCCGCTTGGAAATCCGATAACTGCACCGGGCCAAGTATTTCCACCTGAACACTTTGTTCCGGATTCACCCGACGGCGCTTATGGAGGTGGGTTGCAAGGCTCATGCTGCGTCCTCCTTTTTTGAGGGACGCGGAATATCATCCGGCCAAGCAAGGTTTTCTGGCCAACTGTCGG